CCCGCGACGTCAAGCCCGGCCAGGTCGTGCTGGCTCTCATCGCCAGCGTCCTGTTCGGCCTCGGCTGGCTCATCGCCAAGCTGTTCACGCTGGCGTTCTTCTGCGGCGCCTGGTCCGCGGTAGCCATCAGGACCGGGTGGCGCGAAGCCCGCCACGAGCCGCTGAACCAGCCCAAGCTGGAGAATGTGCTAGCCGAGAATGCCAGACTCCGTCAGGAGATTCAGCGGCTCGACGCCGGCTATGTACCGCGGCGTGACTAGCTCAGCTCAGCTGAGAAACCCAGACTAGTGCGTAATCGGGGGAGGTGAGGCCCACATGAGCCTGCTAGACCGGATTAACACTGAGCACCGGACTATCGGGGGAGTTTTAGTCCCCTGGCAGCCATGGCGATTACGCAACCCATTCTGGAAATTCAATTCGGGTGGACCTGTTCATCCTAGTCAGCAAGTATCGGGCATTGATTCAGTTCTTGGGTTGGCTGCGGTCTACTCCTGCGTGCGTTACATCGCGGATGCCGTGGCGAGTCTGCCTATCAACGTGTACCGGAACAACCCTGACGGCACGACCACCAAGCTGCCGAGCAGCCAGCTGCTGGACAATCCGTCTGCGGACATCAATACCACGATGTACGACTGGCTGTTTATGTGCCTGTCGTCGGCGCTGCTGTGGGGTAACGCCTGGGGCCTGATTACTTCACGGACAGGCGTGTCTTCGCCTAACGGACTTGGGTATCCCCAGACCGTGGACTGGCTCCCTCCGGACCGGGTTCAGGTTCGGGATGACGAGCAGGCGCCCGAGAACCCGATGAAGGCCAAGGTGTATTACAACGGCGTCTTGGTGGACCGGCAGCAGCTGGTTCACGTCCGGGCGTTCGTTATCCCCGGCCGCCTGGCGGCTATCTCGCCGATGCGCGCGTTCGCTACCTTGTATGAGCAGGGCAATAGTGCGCTGGAGTACACGGCCACCTGGTTTCGGAATGGCGGCTTCCCGCCCGGGACCTTTCAGAACATGGCTGAGGAGGTCGACGAGACCGCGGCGAAGGAGATCCGGCGCCGGCTAACTGACACGCTGCGGCTGCACGAGCCGCTGGTGTATGGCAAGGACTGGGATTACAAGCCGGTTGTGGTGCCGCCCAATGAGGCGGCGTTTGTTACGGCTATGCAGCTGAACGCTACCCAGGTTGCGGCGGTGTACGGGGTGCCTCCGACGAAGGTGGGCGGTACCCGGGGTGACTCGCTAACATATGCCACGCAGGAGCAGGAGACCCTGTCCCTGATCACGGACACGCTGCGGCCCTGGCTGGTGCGGATGGAGCACTTGTTCTCGGCGTTGCTCCCGGCGACCCAGTTCGTGCGGTTCAACACCGATGCCTTGCTGAAGACCGACCTGAAGACCAGGACGGAGATCTACCAGCAGCAGCGGAACATGGGCCTCAAGACGGTGGACGAGATCCGGGCTATCGAAGACTTGCCGCCAGTGGCTGGCGGGGTCGGGAATGACCCCATCCCGCTGAGTGTGCTGGAGCGCATGGCGGCCACGGTGCGGGCTATCCCGAAGACGATCCTGCCGCTGGTGTCCCTTGAAGCCCAGCTGTCTGCGGATCTGCTGGAGAAGATGCAGGCCGAGGGCCTGGTTGCACCCGATGCGCCGGGGCCGCCGATCACGACCACCAGTGCGGATTATCTGGCGCATCAGATCACGCAGGCCCGCTCCGGGCCGTCGCGTGACCGGGGTATTGAGCCGGTCGAGCACGGCAATGCGTTCTTCGGGCCGAAGCATCAGCTGGCCACCGACGCTGACCGGGCCAAGGCGCGCAAGTGGATTGAGACGGCCACCCGGGCGGGCTGCCTGAGCAGCACCGAGTCCGGGGAGCGGATCAGTAAGGCGGGCAGTGCCCGTATCCGTGGTGTGCTGGATGAGCTGGTGAAGGACTTGCCGGCTGAGCAGGAGCTGGTGACTGAGCGAGCCGAAGACCAGATAGGTGACCGGGCAGAACCGCCGCCCCTGCTCGGCGCCGCGGCTCAGGCAAAGCTGTGGGCCCGGAGCCTGCAGGCTGATTTCGATCCCGAACAGGCTGGGCTGACGCCCGCCGCTTCTAACGGAAAGGGCCATTAGAGATGGCGGCTTTGACCAGTGCCTCGATTAACGACCTCCCGGACAGTTCGTTTGCGTATATCGAGCCGGGCGGGACGAAGGACGCAGGCGGCAAGACTCAGCCGCGCTCGCTGCGGCACTTCCCTATTCATGACGCTGCACATGTGCGCAACGCCCTGGCGCGGGCGGGGGGGAGCCCGTTCGGCGACAAGGCCATGGGCAAGATCACCGCGGCAGCCAAGAAGCTGGGCATTCACGTCGGTGAGAACAGCCTCGGTTCCGATGAGGAGATCCGGGAGGTTCGCATCACCTCGCTGTACCGGAACTTCACCTGGCCGCTGGAGATGCGGGACATGGGCCATGACGGCAAGTGGATCGGCGGCTATGCCACCGTGTTCATGCCGCGCATGTCCAAGAACCTCGGCGGCTTCGTGGAGCGCGTATCCCCGCAGGCGTTCGACGACGCCAAGGCCGGCGAGTGGCGTGACGTGGTGTGCCGGTTCAATCATGACGCGAACCTGGTGCTGGGTACTACGGCGGCGGGCACGCTCCGGCTCAAGCCGGATCACATGGGCCTGGACTATCAGGTGCTGCCGCCGGAATCCCGCGGGGATGTGCGTGAACTGGTCCAGCGTGGTGATGTGCGGCACTCCTCGTTCGCCTTCCGGGTACACCCTGGTGGTGACGAGTGGGGCGTGACGGAGCAGAACTTCCCGCTGCGGACTCTGCATTCGGTGGAGCTGGTGGATGTTGCGCCGGTGCTGTCGCCCGGATACCCCGATGCGACTGCTGCGGTGCGGGCCACGAACGCTGCGCTGCGCTCACTGGCGGACTACGCTCAGACTACGGTCGAGGAGATCCGCAAGCTGGCCGAGAATGACGAGCTGCGCCGGGTGCTCACCAAGACCGAGCACAGCAGCACGACCCATTCGGTGCCCCGCGCCGCGCCTCGGACCCTGTTCGGTGCCCAGGCGGCCGCGCTCATGCTGCCGAAGAAGCATGACCCGTACGACGACGAGGACTGAACCAGATGCAGTACCCGGGATGCGCAGCCCGCTCCCGCACCTCCTGCTCCGGCCGAGGTGAACGTCCTTATCCGCTGGCTACAACAAGGGAGTAAAAGATGGCCAGTGAAGTGACCAAGGCGCTGCGCGACCGGCGTCTTAACGTGTGGAACGAATGCAAGGGGCTCGCTGACCGGGCGGCCTCGGAGAACCGGGCTTTCTCTGCTGAGGAGCAGGGCACCTGGGACGTCATGAACGAGGAGATGGACACGCTCGACAAGCGCATCAAGTCTGCGCTGGATGCCGAGAAGCGTGCCGCCGAGGCTGACAAGACGTTCAACGCGATCACCTCGCGTGAGAGTCAGCAGAGCGCCAAGAAGCCCGAAGTCCGGATGCTGAACGATCAGTTCCGTACTTTCCTGCGTGGCGACCCGGGGGCTCCGAAGTTCCTGGAGATCGCTCAGCCGGAGCAGAGCCGGATCAACTGGAACTACGGCCCGATCAACGTCCGTACCCTGACCGGTCCTGGCCCGACGCCGAGCGGTGGCACCTCGCTGGGTGCTGACATCATCCCGATCGACTTCTACGACCAGCTCATCGCACACCTCATTGAGGTGTCCGGCATTCTTCAGGCCGGCCCGACGGTGCTCAACACCGCCGGTGGCGAAACTCTGCAGGTGCCGAAGACCACGACCCACTCCAGTGCGGCCTCGGCTTCGCAGGGCGGGAACATCCCGACCTCCGACCCGGCCATGTCGCTGGCGACTCTGTCGGCGTACAAGTACGGGATTCTGCTCCAGGTCGCCCGCGAACTGCTGGACGACACCGGGGTGGACCTCGTCGGATACCTGGCCATGCAGGCCGGCCGGGCGCTGGGTAACAAGTTCGGCGCCGACCTGATCACCGGTACTGGCACCGGCCAGCCCACCGGGATCGTCACGTCCGCCACCTCCGGCGTGACCGGCGTCAACATCACCGGCGCCACCTACGCCAACCTGGTGAACCTGGAGTACTCGGTCATCGCCCCGTACCGCCAGTCGCGTTCCTGCTACTGGATGGCCACCGACGCTACGATCGGCAAGTTCCGCCTGATCGTGGACGGAAACGGCCGGCCCATCTGGGAGCCCTCGATGGTGCTGGGCTCGCCCGACCTCCTGCTGGGCAAGCCCCTCGTGGCTGACCCGTTCATGCCGTCCGCGGCAGTGACCGGGAACAAGGCCATCCTGTTCGGGGACTTCTCCCAGTTCTTCGTCCGGATCGTCGGGCCGGTGCGGTTCGAGCGTTCGGACGACTTCCTGTTCGGTTCGGACCTGGTGGCCTTCCGGGCGCTGATTCGCGGCGACGGCGTGCTTGTCGATCA